TTACTCTGCGGATTCTGACTTCCGTTTAGCATTTGAAGTATTGGATTTTGCATTGACTGTTTCCTCCAACTTTGCGATACGTTCTTCTAACTCTTTAAAATGATCTGCCGGTTTTTCTTCTGCGTGGGGCTTTATATCATAAGCCGCCAATGTTTTATATCCGGCCCCATCAGTCTTTACAAGCCACACAATCGGCGCGGTATTATCTAACAGTAATATGCTGGAATCCGGGCCAAGCTGAAATGCGTCTGCCCCAGCTCTTCCGGTTACTTCTATCACTTTTGTTTGTGCTGATTGCGGCTGGATCGCCTGTTGGAGTAATAGCTGAGATAACTGATTTTGGTTGTTATAAGGGTACATCTTCTGTCCTCCTATAACGTAATTATCCCAACTTCAAATACTCTTTAACATGATGCAAGCATGCAATTATTATGAAATTCTACTGCTTCTTTCTGGCAATTTTTTGGAAGTTTTGGAACAATCTTTTGTGTTCCTTTGTAGATGATATTACTTATTTGTCTCGGTGACATATCAAACTCTTCAGCGATTTTCTCATAGGTAATGCCATCTAATAGCCTACGTTTTAAAATCTTCCTATCCCTCTCGCTGAATATCCACTCATCAATTAAATGACTGAGTTCTGATACAGAGATATTTATTTCAGGCTTCATAATTCCTCCAATAAAAAAGGCAGCCAACTTAATGACTGCCTTACTTCTTATGAACTTTGCCTTTGACTGTTGTCTTTACTTTTGCCGGTCCCTTAATCTCCATTGAAGCTACGGGCGGCTTACTTCCCTTATGGACCTTAGTCCTGATTGTCTGTCTCGCTTTCGCCATAGTTTATGTCTCCATAACCTACGCCGTTAACTTTGATGTTATCGCCTCCGTCTGTTTCCTGTGTGATCTCATAAGTATCAAACTGGCTTTCATATATAATCCAGCCTATGTTAGTACCTATAATCCCCAGTATAAGAATGATAATAATTACAAACATTCTCCGGACCTGGCGCTCCATAACGCCAACTAACAAGTCATTAACGGTTTCGTTACTGACACTACCCATATTGATTACCTCGCTTTCGTAATCTCGCTGATTGGAAGCACAAGCAATAGGGCAGCGATTTCCCTACTTTCGACTCGCGAAGTCTAGCCTGTGCAGATATATTATACTATATGGGTAATGCGTTTCAAGTTAAATATTCGTAAAATGTAACCTTTAACGAACTAACTTACTCTGTTGGCTCGATTGTCCTTACCCAATACTCATTTTTACTAATTGCATTGTTCGCTATATCCATGAGCAATACAGCTTTAATGCTCTTGTCTTTCATATCAGCACCCTTTTTCTTGTGATGTGCGGCTTCAAGTGCAAGCTCAGAATCTTTCTTGCTCTGATTTGCCACTTCTCCTGTCTGCTTGGCCTCAACAGTAACAAGTCTTGGTGAAAGAACAATGCTTGTGTCCTTGGTGTGATATTCCTGTGCATAAATCTTTCCTGTGTGGTCGAATGCCACAAGTAATTCAGCCTTGTATGTATCGGCATCTATGGCACCACCAAGCTTTGTTTCATACTCAGCAATAAGCTCTGTCTCGTTCTGAAATGGTTCCTGTCCTTCTGTTGGATAAAGAGCAACAGACTCTTTATCATTGGTATATGTGATTTCTAAAAGTCTATACATGGTTTATTCCTCACTTTCTAAAAATATTTTGTATTACATTGGTTTATAATACGCCTTATATAATGAAGTATTTGTTACATTATTTCCTTGCTCAAATACTCCAATACCATCAGGTTGCCCCGCGGTTGATTTATGAATATACACGCATACATTATTAGCCGCACTACCCACACCCGCTAATACATAATGTACACCATTTGGACTTAATTGATTCACTTCTATATCCGTCATTCGAATGCTTGCGCTATTACCCGAGGCAAGTTTTATTACTACAAGCAATTCATAATAAGGTCTTGGCGGAACTGTAAATGAAGCGCAAGAAGTCCATGATGTTACATAGTTCGTCCATCCTCTGTCTGTTTTACGCTCCGTCAGCCCCCTATTCGTCATTGCATAAGGTACATAGGTGCTATCTTGTACTTCGGCAGGGCGAATCATGGGATAAAACGTCAAATCTACTGTTTCATTCTCGGCTATTGCAATACCGACTGATACTGTTGCTGACTCGTCAGTAAGTTCAAAAGTTGCACCCTCACCTACGTCATTTGCAACAGTAACGTTATTTACATCTACATATAAAACATAATGACTTGTCGGGCTTCCAGCTCCACCAACAGGACACCCGCTTACTACATATCTTCCTTTGCTCAATTTACAATCCGAATTAAGCGTGAGTCCACTAAATGACCCTGTTGCAGTTCCACTTGCTTGTACTCTTCCGTCAGATTGGACAGTATATGTCACACTGCTTACCACCTGTGATGCAGCGAGATTCTGTAACAGATTCTTTGCTCCAAGCACATTGAGCATTGCATCATCGTTGTTCGTTAAAGTCTGAATTTCTGAGCTAAAATGTTCAGTAATACTTTCAGAAGCAGCCTGGATATTAACACCATCTGCAAGGGCGTCACCGATTGAAATATTTGCGGTAACATCATACAAAACATCATTGTAATAAAGCTGTGATCCTGCCAGATGTGCGCTTGTAGCTGTGGCACTCTCAACCGGAGCAATAGAATCCTGAGTCGCCTCAACTGAAGCTGCCACTGCAGAAACTGCATTGTTTGTACTTGCCTGATCTGCAGCCTCAATCCATGCGCCCCAATTATTGCCATCAAAGCCCTGAGTATATGTCTTACCGTCCAATGTTCTCAATGTAAGGAGTAATGGACTATTTGCAAGAGAAGCGTCCTGAGATCCAGCCTCAACAGTCAACCTAAATACTGCTGAAGGAACATTGGCAATTCCAACGGGAGCATTCGTTACATAAAAAGTGGTCTTATCCTTGTAATACTCTCCAAGGGCAAGACCATGTAAGTCTGTCTGTGCTGCAATTTCTGTTACGCCATGTAGCTTACGATTACGGCTATCAAGGCCATCTACATATGCCGTGATCTCATTCAAAAGCTGCTCCACCGTAGTAGGCGTACAGTTTGTACCACTAACAATAGTATCGCCTATATTGATTGTCTGAGTAGCCTTCATAAACTGGCTATTCTCATCAACAAATAGCGTTCCTTCATAATGCGTCACAGTAGCAATATCTGTAGTTTCAATCACTGCAAAGTTACCAGCTACATTTGCTGCATTTCCACCATAAGCAGACAGCATCCACTTTGTCGTGTCTGTTGGCAAGTTGCCTATTGTCGGTCCAAACGCAATATATGAGCTACCATTATACGAAACTAAATCTAATATATCGTACTGCACATTTGCATCAAACGCGCCTCTAGGCATTAAAAGTATACGTCCAGCACTAATCATTTCATGCTACCTCCCATTCTAAGTTACCTGTCGTATAGTTAATCTGGAAATTAAATAAACCAGAATCATACATAAGTTCACCTGTTGCGAAGTCCACTGTAAAATGTGGATCATTCAAAAGATTGTTTATAGCATCCAAAGCTCCTTGTGCATCTGAAGCAGCTCTTTGTGCGCTTGCATTAGCACTTGACGCATCATTTGAAGCATTTTGTGCAAGCTGTCTCGAATTACTAGCAGCAGAAGCATATCCCGCAGCCTCACTCGCACTATTTGACGCTGCCAATGCTGAACCGTCTGCCCTATCCGCAAGACCTGAAGTAGTAGACATATAATCTCTCGCATCATCTGAATAGGACTGTGCATTATTTTCAGAATCAGCCGCATTCAACTCGCTTGTTTTAGCTTTGATTTCTGAATCATGAGCCTTGTTAGCATAGTACATTGAGTTATCTGTATCTTCGCCCAATCTCGTACCAGTTCCACCAACGGCCCACGATTTAGAATTTGTTGCATAGTCACTAACAATCTGCGCTTGCTGTGTAGCCTGTGCTGCACTATTTGCTGCCTGAGCTGCTTTATTAGTAGCCGTTGTTGCGCTATTCTGTGCACTATTTGCACTGTTCTGCGCACTGTTTGCATATGCCTGGGCATTAGAAACAATAGTCTGAGCTGATGTAATAAGGTTAGCCGTTTCATTCTTTGAATTAAGTGCAGAAGCAGCGCTATTTGCTGCAGCAGTTGCAGATGAAGCCGCTTGCTGAGCATACTGTCTAGCCGTTGCAGAAGCCGAATTATTAAAATTTCCGACTGTGATCTTATAAGTGGTAGAACCATTATCAACAGCCAGCAAATAATTATCATTAACTGTACTTGTTGCAGGGAGCGAACTTATAGGAATATTAGCCATTTTATACCTCCTTACGATACTCTAATGTATCTTGTTACGTTCTTAGAGTCTGTATCAAGTACATTCCATGATCCGCCGAACACCGCTGTAGGTGATGTTCCTCTTGAACTATAAACACTACCGACAGGCCAAGCCGTAGCTAATATCTTCTGTCTCATATCAAAATTATTGACATAATTAAAAACAGCGCCAGCCGTAGCCAACGCCTTATCATCATCAATTATTGAAGTCTGAACAGAAAGAATAGTATTTAAAAGAGTAGCTATTCGATTATATTCATTCAACTCCGCCTGAGTAATACCGTCGAGAGCTGCTTTGTTTGCATGTGAATGTCTGTTCTGCGTATTTAATGCCACGTTCGTAGTCATGGCGTTTAATACCGACTGTACGTTGGCTTGCGCTTGAACACCAGAAGGAACTTGCGCACCAATATTTATTGCGCCGGTACTAGCTGCATTTATCTTGTCAATAAAAGCGTTGAACTTGTCTATCGCAAGATTTGATAATGAATCCATCTGAATTTGCATATCCGCGGTAGAAAGCGCCGGAGTATCAGGCTGTCCAACATTACCTTTTCCGGCCCTATCTGCATTCGTAATCTTATCAAAAGCCATATTTCCTCCTACTTAACATTGCCAGCCTGTGTATATTCAACAGCAAAATCATTTACTCCCAAAGGCTCATTCAGAAGATCATTTACAAACTTGAAACGTACATGATCCAGCTTCTTCAACCTTATTTTTGCCGCAGTTACTCGCTGGGTTTTATTACATGAATATGTCATTTTTGAATACTTTAAATTTTCATAAGAGAAATACTTTAGCGTTGATATATCATCTTTAAGCTCTGTCCATTGTCCTTCCTTCTGCGCCCATATCTGGACAGAAGACGATATCTCCGGCGTACATCTTAAAGCGACATATCTGTATGTCTTCTTTTTATAAAACAGTTTTTCCGAGATATCTGCTGTTTCCCATATAGCAGTAATCGCTGCCCCATTATCGTTGTATGAATCCAGCGCTTTATCATCAGTGCTCCATTTATACACCTTGCCATCAGAAGAACCAAAAAATAGCTCACCGTTAATATCAAATATGCAAGATGCTGGAATGTTGGTAAAATAAAAGCCCACATACTGACGTGTAGCATATGGCCTTGATCTATCAGTATGAAGAGGCTGCAACCCATCAAGGATATAAAGATGGTTATTTATTGCCAACATGTAATAATCCTTCCATGTATAAGCAATAGCGTCTGAAAGGTTTTCTTCTTTTAAAAGTTTTCCATCAAGATAATAGCTTCTATTTTGAGCATATTTTTCACCAGTAATATCTTGTGCTGTTACTGCATATACTCCAAGCTTTGTCAGGAATACCGGTTCTGTAGCAAGGTATGAGAAACAATACTTGGATATTGCTCCGGCACCCTGAAGAGTATTTATCAATTTAAATACTGGCTGATCGTCAACCAGATCGCCTTCACGAATAAGGATTGACTGCGTAAGCTCATTATGGTCTTTATGCGCTGCTAAATAGTTGTTTATGATTGAATATCCCATTATCGCTGAAGTATCACTTCCAAGTTTGGAATACCATGTGTCAGCAAAATATGTTGGATCATACTGCTGTGAGAACCAGTCGCAATTAATGTATGTAAACAGCTCTCCATCCGTATTAATACCTTGATCCGGATTACCTGATACAAACAATCTATCACCAGCTCCATTTACGCCAAACATGGCTCCTATTGTACAATGGTTTATTCTATCCGCATAACCTGAAACCGTCCTATATGCTTGAATTTTGACATTATCTTCACCAGATATTGGGCTTGCGCCTGGGGCCGTAGTAAATGTTACTTGTCCTGTGCTACGGTTAACGGAGAAGTGTGTGCCTTCTGTTTTTAAAATCCAGTTTCCGTTGCCATCAAGAAGCCACGCCTTAACCGGTGTGCTATCAAGGCCACCAAATGTTAGCTGAAAAGTCTTTACTGAAGCCTGATCGGATTTAACATAAAACTGCTCTATCCATGCTGGTTGTAAAAGGTTCAATGGCTCATAGTCTTCACCGCCACCTGTATAATCCTTTGAGATTGCCAATGTGGGAATGTATGCAGAATCTTCAATATTCCTTACAGAAGTTCCGTCATACATTTTAATCTTTGTTCCATCAAGAATTACAAGCTTTTGATTAAGCTGAAAGCTTACTGATCTGTGCCTTGCCATGCCGATATAAATAAGCGTTATACTTACATCACCGTTCTGAAACAGGATGTTGTTAGGCGTAGGGTCGTGGTCTACAATAAAATTGCTAACATGATCTATCCACTTAGAACCTTTTGGCGCTGTCAAATTGTATAACTTGTTTCCAGCATGGATTAACCAGGTATCAGTGGTAGATAAATGATGTACTCCATAAATAGTCTCATTATAATTAGCAAATAACTTGTAGCCCATTCTTTTGCGTATTTTCCCTGGAACGGATCTAATCATGTTCTGCACGTTAGGTGATTTTGTATCATCTACCGTGGAACTTTCAGAAGTAAAATCTGCCCCAAGAAAGTTTGTAGACTCATACACTTGTTTATTCGGACTTTGAGGAATGTTAAATGAAATTGCCATTATGCCCACCCACTAGAAGGAATGAATTTTTCTTTTTTCGGTAACAATGCAGCCTGACTAAGAGCATCACGCCCTACCTCAAACTCATTACGATATACAGTGGCAATGGCGTTATCATCATCCTTGTATAGCTGTGAAGCCATGTATAAAGGAATCAGTGCTGCCACTTCTGGATCAAGTGAAAGCTCTGTATCATCTGCTGTTTCTAACGTAATCTGCTGTGGATATGCCCTATAATGAATGACGTATATCCCAGGCTTATTACGCGGAATAACAAGGGTTTTATCCGCCTCCTGAAAATAATCGTCAGCCACAATATACTGACTTCCAGATACACCTAACGCATATGTTTCAGCCGGTGCCAACTGGTAGAAATCTTTTAGCACATCACTCATTTTGATTTTGACGTACTTTTCATACTGTGGTACATCATCATCAGAATTAAACTCGCAATCATAAAAACATACATTCATTACATTTACTGGTGTCTTAGCCTTAATCACAAGGCTTACGGTTGTGCTTGGTTCTTCTCCGGCGCCCCATGTAGGATATTCAATATTTCCTTTAAAGGTTCTAAAGCTGTTATAATCAATTTCCTCCGCTGTGTCTGAAAAGAAATCAATCACTTCTCTTTCGCCAACATATAGCTTGCATGAAAGTGGATTGCCAGAGATTTTGAAATAGTAGGACAATGCACCATCAATGCTGAACGTCTTTGTATCATTAACGATTGTATATGCCTTAAAAGTATCTTGCCCCAGCATATTGTTGAAAGGATAATGAATATACTGATACTCTTTTATAATGAATTTTCCGGCAGTAGTTAAAAGCTGTAGAGCCTCATTACAAGCCTGTGGCATCGCATTGACATATTCCATAGTCGCCGAATCATTTGGAATGCTTGTTGATGATCCAGTAATGGAAAACATCTTCTGTAAAGTTGTATATTTTATATCCTTCCAGGTAACCATTTATTTTCTCCTAGCCCTTCTTTTTGGAGCTTCCTCTGTCTCTTCTTTTGGTTCTTCAACCTTGATAGCCTTGCTAATAGGCTTATACCCATAGCACTTTTCGTTCATGACGTATGTAACTTCTACAGTTTTTCCGTCTAAAGTAAGTCTGTCTCCTACTTTCATTTATCTATCTCCTCTATGGCGGAGGCCGGAAAATGCCGGCCCCCAAAAAATCAGTCGATCAAAGTGACTGTGCATCTGCATCAGATGATCCGATAAGTGCAACATGGCGCCAGTTAGTGAATGCAAGAGAATATCTCTCAAATCCGTTGTAAACCATGTTACGTGACTCAACCTTGATCTCGTTCTCAATATCAAGAGGAGTACGGCTGTAAAGCTTTGTTCCCTGAAGCTCCTTAAGTGCTTCGCTTGACATGATGATAAGAGGATGGTTTGTAGAAGAAATTGTAGGTGTCCAAAGAGGATTTACCACAATTTTCCAGCGTCCACGCTGTGTGTTGATATCGTTGTTATTTGATCCAACTTCACCGTCAGAACCGATTACTCTCTTTACAAAATCCTCATACTCAGGGTCATTGCCGGGCACAATGATTGTATCTGCTGTGAAGCCAAGTACCTCACCACGATCATCCTTGAAGTTTCTCATTGCGTTAGCAACCTTGTTAAGGACAACTGTGTTGCTGCCAAGTACGTTAGAGAAGTGATTCCCCTGTGTAACGCCTACACCGGCATTCTTAAGAGGATGTGCAGAATTGAACAGTGCAAGTGCATCTGCGCAAGCAATATCAAGTCCGGTCTTTCCACCAAAAGACATTGTTGTTGTTGATCCGATAGAAGCTGCAAGAGCAGCTGTAACAAACTTAGCTCTTGTTCTCTTGGAAGCCTGAACAAGGTTAACAACCTTCTGCTCTGCTTCATCCCACATATTATCGTCTCTCATTTCCTTAGAGATTACTACGCTCTTAGAGAAGGTATTGTGAGCAATGAACTTTGCATAACCCTCTGCGTAGCTATCCTCTGCTGCATCCTGACCTTCGTCCTTGATGTCATAGTCGCCAAGTCCGCCCATTACTGTAGACTTCTCGCCCCATCTCTTTGACTTCTTCTCAACTACGATCCCCTTTACAAGATCATCATATTTGTTCTGCTGTGCGTCAGCGTCATAAATCTTAGCATCCAGTATGGTAGCCCATTCGTTCCACTGATCGCCGTTTTTGGTATTGTCTCTTACTGTTACTGCCATAATTGTTATCCTTTCTTCGCTTTAAGCGTCTGATTGTAGAGGGCCTTAAGCTCTTTTGCGCTTTTCTCAGGAAATCTCTCCTGAAAAGTTTCAAGCATACTAGCCGGTATGTCTTCCATAGAGTCACCAGCGTTAAGTCCAGGTGCATTTGATAAATGAGCCTGTCCCTTTACCTGATTGACTACCGCCTGTCTAGCTGCTGCTGTCTTAGAGCTTGAAAGCCTGTCAAAATTTACTATTTTGTAGGCATCGACCAAACTCATGCCGGCGCGCACCTTGTCGATCACCTGGGGGAAGCTAGGGTCTTTCATTATGTCGTCTTTAGTGTTTAATGATGGGTCCAACTTTAAGACCTCAATAATGTCCCTATCTACTTCCTGTTGCGCTCTGGCATTAGTTAGCTCTGCCATTGCTGCCTCTGCCTGTCTTACGACTGGGCTGTTAGCAACTAAGTTGTCAATCAAAGAGGGATCAATATTGTTCTGCTGAAGCTGCTGTCTCGCCTGGACTCTCTGCTGCGCAAGCATAGCCTCGGCATAATCCCTGGCACTTCTGATTGGCTGTCCGGTTTCAGGGTTTGTGTACCCTCCGAACTGCTTTGCATATAATGAGTCAACTTCTTTGGCTCTCCTCTCGGCTGCCTCCATACGTCTTCTCATATCTGCGAAAGCTGCGTTTACTTCCGGTGATTGAGGTTGAGGATTGGCGGTGTCCTCTGTTGCGCCTTCTGTCTCAGTCTGCTCGGTTTCAACACCTTCTGACTGCTCGGCGATTTCAGTCTCGTTTGCGCCTTCCCCAACTTCGCCTTCTCCTTCAGCGAAAAACTGAAGATTCATGGTTAGCTGGTCTTTTAATTCCTTCATATTCAATTCCTTTCTGTTCGGATTTTTACCCTATTCCTGGGAATTTTAGGTATAAAAAAAGCACTGATTACTCAGCACTTGGCACCTCGTTTGTTTCAACAATTAGAGGCTTATCGCTTTTTGTGTCCTCTGTCTTGAAGACTTTATTGTAATTGGGACAATCTTTTGTCCGGCATTTATAAGCAATGCGATTATAGAGTCCATCAGTCTTCAGCACTGGGTCTACACTTTCGATTCTTGCCTCAACGTTACATAAGGGGCATATCATTTGGCATACCTCCTTCCTGCGGCTGCATCTGCGCGGCCATTTCTTGTTGCTTATTTATTCTCTCTTCTACAAGACTTAGAATTACTGAAGCATTTGGATATCCATTAGCCTTCATAATGGTCCAGTAAGCCCTTGCTGTTTCAAGATCACCAACAGGACCGAAAGCACCACTCTGAAGCTTCATATCTGTCTGATTCCACATTGCTTCTCTATTCTGCATAAGAGTTGATGTAGGATCAGTCTCAAATATAAATTCATCATCCCAGTAAAAATCACCATTAGAGTCGATTCTTAAAAACTCTTTACGATCTAACTGGTCATGTTCCGGCTGTCCGTCCTTGTCAACGGATGTTATCTCTGAAGGGTCCTCTGAGAAGGCAAGCCAAAACTTAAACATGATCTCATACAGTTTGGCGTATGCTTCATTCTTTAATGTCCTCTTAGAGTCCAAGCGTCCGGCAGCCTGATTGATTGCATATTGTTTAGCTGTTCCGGATGTTGCGGAAGCATCATATTTACCCTGATAAGAGTCTGTAATACCAAGTGCTGACTTAGCCCAAGAGTAGTTTGTTTCAAGGTAATTCTGATCGTACTGGATATTGGGCTGAAGATTCAATACATCAATCAGCGACTTATCACCGGCATTGTCAATTCTTACGATATTGAACTGCTCTCCGTCCTTCTCGATTTCAAGATTTCTAGGCAGAATGACAAGTGATCCGCCCATCAATAGTTTCTCATTCATCTGTGTGCCTAACTTCTTGATGGTGTCTTGCTGGTCCAGAATAACCTTTACGTCAGACTCACCAAGTAGTTTATTCTGCGCTGTGATGTTCTTCCGTAGAACAATCGGATATACATTGGGCTTATAGTATGGGATCTTCTTTTTTGTCCTCTCAATAGTCATTTGAGGCTGTCCGAACTCGTCCATTACAGGATTACCCATTTCATCAAGCATAGGGGTCTGTGTGAAGTCGTAAGGATCTATTGTCTTTGCTTCGCCTTTAATCTTGATTTCTACAGCGTCAACTAACTCTTCGTAGTCCTCTCTGCTCTTTTTGGCCTTCTTGCCGCCACATTCAGGACAAACACCATTTACCATGACAGCCCCGCATTTAGCACACCTATCAAGGTATCTTGCTTCGTATTCGTCTAAGTCCAGCAACTTCACATAGTCACACCAGACAAAAACTCCAACTCCGCCTTCTTCATTGCGGTAAAAAGCGGTATTTACAGTAACAAGGTCTTCGTTTGTACTAGCCCCCTCAATGCCTTCTGTAAGGTCATTGGAAACATCATTCGTACAGTCTGAAACATCCTCACCGTAGACTCTCTTGACTGTGTTTTTAGTCATAAGCTCCTGGATAAAGAAATAGTCCATTTCGTCAAAGTCAATCACCCCCGGTTGAGGAATGATCTTTTTAGGATGAATCTCTGAAATTTTTAAATCTCCGACTTCTGAGTGAAGCCCTCTCTTTACATCCCATTCAACCCTTGTAAATGATCCTCCGGCAATGGGTACTGTTCTCTCTACTGAGTCATTCATCAGTACAAGGCCGCAAGTCTTGACCTTGTTTTCCAAGAATTTCTCCATTTTCTTAGCAAGCTCATCATCTTCGGGATGAATAGCCCTTATTCTAGGCATAGGAATTGAGGAATCCACCTGAGACTCTATCAATTCGTAGACGATATTCCTGACATTGGTTGCCAGTTTCGTAGGATCACTTCCTCTGTTTGGGTCTGCCTGTACGCTACGCTCACCATCATAGTATTTTTCATAGGTCTTCATAGCTTTTAGCTGGGATTCATACTGTGTACGTGCAAAGTCCAATTTAGACTGCCATTTTTGCACGTCTTTTGGCGTTTCCAGCCTGTTTTTTGTCTTATTTATCATCCTCTTAAACCTCTCAAACATTACTTAGGCTCTCCCCATATCGAAATGAGATACTTTCTGTCCGCTGCACTGGCGTTTTTATAGTCTTCCCACTGGTCTTTGCGCCATTTTCTACGCTTGTCTTCCTTCTTTTCACGGCCTCCGTGGGTCCAATAAATGCAATAATATCTAAGTCCATCAACGGAATGTGTTAAATCGTGTGGGTCTTTAGCGTAAATGTCCGGTTTTTTCTCGTCATGCTGAATTTTCTTAAGGCTATTCAACAGATTGGGGGCGCAATTACGATAAATCGTCAGCTTAGACTTCTGTCCTTCTCCATGTGCTGTGTTCTCCTTAATAGCCATGCAACCGGCCTTAAAATCGTTGTTAACTTTAGTCAAATAAAGACCACATTCACCGAACAAAATTGCTCTCGATTTACCGGTTTCCTGTGATCTGTTCCATAAATCAGGTGGCGCAAGGTATTGTTCCACCTTATTTATCTCTTCTCTGTCAATAAGCTCCTGTGTTACTCTCATAATCCTATCAGCAGCAGCGCTTATAATAAGATTTGGCTCGCATTCTTCATGTATAACCTGAGAATTACCAAAAGCGTCTCTCACAATCCAATAACAGGCCAACATATCAAGGCCATAGTCCATTGCTACATAGCAAACTGTATTCTGAGATAGCCTACTATCAGACAAAATAGACTCATCCGATACTTCCTCAAAGAATCTTCCTCCTGGCACGTCCAATGCTTCCTCTACAGTTGCCGGGTACTCAGCCCACATTGCGGCTTTTCCTGAAAGCTTCATTGTCTGGTCATACCATTCTTGCGTTCTTGTAGGGTCTGCGTACCAAGGAATAAAAATCTTGAAAAAACCATTATCCGGAGTTGTATATAGCTCCTCAAAAAGCGATCCTCTGGCAATGGTCGAAACACCAATTACCTGACCGGACAAGGGCCTGTTTACTACCGGAAGGGCAGCAGTCCATATTGATCTATCAAATTGCTGGAAAGCCCACTCGTCAAATATAATGAGGTCCGCTGTAAATGATCTTGCAGCGTTCTCACCTGAAGCAAAGCACTGGAATGTACTATCGCTCTTTCCCGGAAAGTGAATAGTCACTGACAAGGCGTTTGACTCAAACCATGCCCCGGTCCATCCACTACGATCTGTCTTCTCCCTGACAAGGAACTTCATGTTCCGTAGGATTAAAACCATCCTTCGTACCAGCTCTTTTGCTTCTGTCTCTGACTTGGAAAGTCCAATTACCGATCTTCCTGTGTGACATAACATAACCCAACAGGCATAATGCAAAACAAGCCATGAAATACCTAGCTGACGGGCTTTAAGTATGATGGTCCACTTATGGCTCACCATGTCGTTTAAAGCCTCTTTTTGCTCTTTCCACAGCTTGAATGGTACAACTATCTCCGGCGCGTTTCTATCCTCAATATGACCGTATTCTTCAACAAAATAGACTATATGTGACGAACAATACTCTATTTCGTTTTCTCTTAGGTCATTCAGAAGACTCATTTAACTGCTCCACTACTATATCTATCAATCTCTGCAAGGAATAACCCTTTTTATCGGCTACCCTCTTTAGCCCTGACAAGTCAACTCCATCTACGAACAATGTATTCGTTAACTGTATTTTCCCTTCGATAAGTTTATCTGCCAATATCCGCAATATCTCTACTTCCAAAAGGCCAAGCTCTTTCCCTTTTTCCTTTAGCTTGTCCCTCTGATAATCATTTAATCTGACCCCCACAACAGAAGTTTTCATTATCTCCATCCATTCTGAATTGCCAGTCTGTAAAGCTCTAACAGGCTGTTAAATGTATCATTACCGTTTTCATCAAGCCTTAGTGACTCTTCGTCCTCTACCGCTGGTCTGTTTACTCCCATCCTGGCAAGCATTTCCATTGTCTCAGGTGACATTGCCCCGTAGTTTACATTCGTCCCCAGGTAAGGATCATATTCTGCATCCCTATAAGCCGACTGGCTGACAGGGGCATTACCCATCTGCTCAGAACGAATACCCTCGGTAGACAAGTCATTTACCCTCTGTGCAGCTTCCCTTTTATCTCTCAAAGCTTCCGCAAATGCTACTTGCTCCTGTGTATAATCATCCGGGAACTCCAAGATATCATCTGTAAGCCCCCAGTCCTTATATACCTCCCACGGAAGTGAGTCTCCTGTGACATTCTTCTTACGGCTCACAAGACCAGCATTTAATACCGGCAAGGGATTCCATCCGGCTGCCGGTTCCCATGCCTGAGTGTTCACTTCCGGCACAACCGGCTGATTGAAATACTCGTAGCTCTGTGGTGTATGTCTATCCGGCAAAGATGGATTCTTGATCGCAAACATATCATCCGACAAGGTGTTTCCATACCTCTCACCCGTTATGTCCTGTCTAGGCTTATTCGCCAATTCATTGATCGCTGTCTGGCTTACGTTTATATCATACGGCCCATTATTCAGTTTATTTCTCTGCTTAAAAGCCATATCTCTTCCTTTATCACCAGCCTGTCAGCATGACTCACAATATATACGAAAGGTATTTCAAAACATTCATCATCAACGATAGGTGCTAACAGGCTGACTTAGCAAAATTAAGATTTTTTCCAATAGGGTAGTTAACTCACAAGTTATTAACTCAAAAGTTAAATTAAATCAAGAATGCCTTGTAATCCTCTACCCGTCTAACTTGCACTAACTTGCACTTCCCATTTCCAAACGATTTATTGGATATAACGCCCTGATAATTACCAATCAACTATATCGTTATTCCGTTGATATCTTAAAATCGGTCAAGTTATCTCGTGTTAACAGGGTGAAAATTGGGAAAAATAATTTTTCAGGCATTTTGGAGTCCCGCGCGGAGTCGGCTCGCTCCCCGGTATGGGGGTGGGGTGGGGTCCAGGAGACTCAGAAAATACGTGAAAATATGCGGATATCCTACAAAAAAAATTCTCCGTGATGATCCCCCGCCAAAATTGGGGGCTGTCCGTGATCGGCTTTCAACTATTCGCTAAACAACCGTTTTGGGAATAGTTAATTACTTAAATAAAAAGCCCTCAACACCAGTATTTATCTAGCCTTGAGGGTCTTTTATACTTGCTCTATTTCCTTCTGATCTTCTCCGGAATACATCAAAATACTATATCTTGTATTTACTCCGGTGCTTTGTCCCTTTTTAAAATCCTTTCAATCCGTTCTCTATCTTCTGCCGTGATCGTCTCTACTTCTGCGGCGATCTTGTCAACTGGCTTTTCTCCCAGTGTATCACGGATATATTCCGCCGCTTTCGTGTCGCCCTTCATAGCTCTGCGGATCTGTGCCAGGTTCGCCGCCTCTAATAGGCTTGTACCTTCTTCCATGCTATACTCTTCCGCTTCTTCTGCTGTAACCGTTCTACGGCTTAATTCTTCCAATATCTCTTTAATGCTCCGTCGTGCCGCTTGCGTGGTGTTGCTCGCATTGGCTCCGGCTGTTCCTCTTTTAGAAGCTTCCTCCGGATCATTCTCTAATCTTGCCAGCTTTCCGCCGTTATATGCTCTATATGATTGACTTTCGTTGGTTGTTCCTGGTGGCAATTCTTTTAAATAGCTATCAAAAATATTATCCGGAATTATATAGCCTTTTTCATCTTTACCTATTGCTATTTTTTCGACGTCAATTTTTCCGTCTTCAGTCCTGGGAACCTCTGGAAGATCAGCAGCCGGAATATTTAATTTTTTTATTTTATTATCTTCCATGGTTTTATATCCTCTTTTTTGTATGTTTTATGCAAAAATAGAAATAATATTATTGTGGTATGCAAATATAATATATTTCTTTTTCTTTTGCTTCTTTTCTTTTTCTTTGCCCTGAGTCGGTCCGGATCTCTCCCAGATCGGCAGCAGATAAACCAAACAAAAAGACCCGGTTATAATTTCCGGGCCTTCCTTTGTTGGCTATGAGGTTTAATATGTGGGGCTTTTTAATTCTTCACACTATCATAATAACAATAAAGTGGTGTCTTGTTGCACAATCTTTTTATTTTTTCATTCCAGGATCTTCTATAACTATATTTTTGGGTATTCCAGATTTATATAATTTTTCTTCTATAGCTTCCCTTATAAATTCGCTGGAAGTCTTTCCGGCCTTATCTGCTGCTAACTTGATCCGGTCTTTTGTTCCTTTATCCATTAAAAAATTGATACGGTCTTTATTGTTTTTTATATATTGGTTGTCGTAGTCTTGTTTATTAAATTTCTTTTTTTCTTCCATCTGGCTCAATCTCCTTTAAATCAGTATTTATCTATTATTACGCCTTTATAATAACATATATGTTGTACTTTGCGCATAGTTATATTGCACAATAAATTGATTTTAACTTTGTGCATAGTGTCTATTGCACACTCTATGCGCATAGTGTATTATGAGCTTACAAACAAACAAGAAAACACCTCGCAACTACATCACCACAGCGGTTAAAGCCCGTTGGATGATGGATAGAGGTAAAACAAATAGGAGGATCACAAAATGAATAAATACTTTAACAACTGCACAACATTAGAGGAAGTAAAAGCAACATTTCATAAATTAGCAAAGGAATTGCACCCGGACAACGGCGGCAACGCTGAAGAGTTTAAAAAAATGATGGCTGAATATACGGAAGCCTTCAACAGATTAAAGAACGTACACAAAAATCATGAAGGCAAGACATACGAAAAAGAGACAGATGAAACGCCGGAACAGTTCGCCGATCTTATAAGGACACTCACAAAAATGAATGGCTGCATAGTTGAATTGATCGGATCTTGGATCTGGGTAACAGGTAACACAAAAGATTATAAGGACCAGCTAAAAGAATTACATTTTAGATTTTCAGCTAAAAAAGCAGCTTGGTACTTCCACGAAGGCGAATATCACAAGAGAAATGGCAAAGTTTACAACATGGATGATTTAAGAGACATGTGGACCCACAAACAATATGAGAACGAACAAAGAGTTTTAGAAGGTTAAAAGTCTTCACACCTTCCGGAAGCCTCAAAACTTCCGGGAGGACTCAAAACAAATAACCCTAATAGGACAAAACAAGGAGGAAATAAAAATGAAGTACAACACAATTAGAGACCTGGATAACAGAATTGAGAGAATTATCGACTCAACAGTAAAGCACTACTACACCGACTGGAAGAATTACGATAGGCCGGAATACATGAAATTTAAGGGATCAACAGACAAGGCCGACAAGAGTTTAATCCTGATTGCACGTGAATGTGGCACCTACTTAATCAGGATTGCAGATATTAAGGCCGGCAACACCTGGGCAAACACTTTATACGAATACTACCAAACACAAGAGCGTGCAACCTACTACACAATCAATATCGACAAGCTGGAAGTAAAGAGAATTGATCCGGCAACATACGATATCAAAGCAGCATAATAGGACAAATCACCGGGCCGACTAAAAAGGCCCGGAACCATCAAAAAGGAGGACAAGCAATGGCAACAAAGGACGAAGAAAGAAAAGCACTTGAACAGATTAAGAAGATCATTAAGGGACTCGGAGCAGATAGCTACATAGGCGCAGCCATTGACGAAACAGTGTTAAACCTGGCAAAAAACAACATAGATAACGACTTTTTAATAACTACCACTGAAGGCCTTGAAAATTCCAGCGCAAAACTTGAAGAAGCAAGAACAGAACTCCGGGACATAAGAAAAGAACGAGACGATTTAAAGAAGTCTGTAGAGATCGAGACAAACAGAGTCGCTGAAGCACATAAAAAGAATGATGAACTTAGGACCAGGAACAGCGAACTATTAACGGACCTCATAGCAGCACAGACAGAACGAGACCAGCAAAAACAAGAGATCATAATTCTGAAGGCTAAATTATACGACCTCATGACAGCATAACATAATAGGACACCGGACCGGAGGCCGGTTAAACCTCCGGAGAATGGAGAAATATGAATAATATGATAATATACTTTTTCACAAAGCCCGGACTTGTCCACACCACTTTTACACTAGGATGGATGGCCCCCAACGGCGAACGACTCATCACATCATTATGGGAGCAGAACGGCAAGCACTACGTTTTGAGCGGATCAAAGGCCGCCGGAACTCTTCAGCGTTACGACTTCACAGAAACGCAAGAGGCAGAGCTTGAAAGTTTTTGCAGCAGCACCGCAGCAAATAAAGAATACTTCGGGCACCCTTTAAGATAACACAACAGGCCCGCCAGGAGCCTCAATCCTGGCAGAAAGGGAAATAAAATGTATAACACAGATGAAGCAATAAAGCAGACTTTAAAAGACATAGAAACAATGGAAGCAGTTAACAAAGTACTTCCGGAGATCAAGAAAGTTATATCAAGATGGGACGGGAAAGTGTTTAACAAGAGAATTGAAGCGGATCTGAAGTCGCTTAACCTTCCAGGACACATCTATTATTCAACATCATACGAAGAGCGCTACGAGATCAACTACAGCCCGGAAGGATCTCACAAGTGGTTTACTATCCTCCACACCATGAAACCAACTAGTAAATACTATGACAAAGAAAAATCTTTCCTTGATCCTGACAAGAGATTATCCGCGGAAAGAGCTTTCCAGTATATCGAAGCCGGTAGAGTTGAGCGACTAAAGACTATCACAGCATATAAAGAACACTTAGCAACCTGGGAGCAGAAAAAAGAACAAATTGAAATGCTTAAAAAGCAGCTTAACACGATAGTAAGCACTATACCCTATACCATGCAAGACTATTTTAACATGAGAGTAAGCCGCTACTAATAGGACAAGGGCGCCGGCAACCCTTAAACCGGCAGAAAGGACAACAATGAAGGCTAAAAAACTAGAAACATATTACGACAAGTGGTCTAATACAGTCGTTTACGAGTATAGAGGCCGCAAGTACGAGGTTGAATATTCTAATAGCTATCAATACTGCTGCACACCGGCCTGGTATCAGCACAAGATCGCACAAGAGAAAATAGATAATGCACTGGACAATCCACCAGCGCCACAACCTGAGAAAACCGAAACTGTACAGGAAGCACTTGACTGGTTTTTTGATTATATCGAAAACAACGAATAAAACGGGCCGCCGGTCCCACAATACCGGCAGAAAGGACCTAAAAATGATTAAAGAACGTTACGGACACCACACAATCGAGATTGACTATAGAGACAATGACTACGCACAAGTAACAATCCACGATCTTGCAAATATCCGTTGGCCCCTTGTTTGGTCTTCTGGCATGACTTACAAACAGGCCAATGCAGCACTGGAGATTTTCAAGGCAGTTGGCTATTTTGACTACTACGAGACAGTATAAGGAGGCAACATGAGAAAGAATTTTAAATATATCTATACGGACCCGGAAGGAAGACAGACAACACTTATTAAGTCAATTACAGACAAGATGGAATCAAGAGACGATCACAAAAAAGAAGCTGCTGCCGGTTATTTCACTGATATGCTAAAGAGACAGTATAAGGACTTTATTTATCCGGTAGTTATTAGAAATATACAGGAGGTTTAAGCAATGAAGTATTACGTAATCAAGACAACAAAAAGAGGCGTAGAATACAAGAAATACAAATGTATTGATGGATGGCGCAAAACGCCTGAAGGCTGCTGGCAGTTTTCAAAAGCCGGCGCCGAAAAGATCGTTAAGAGACTTAACAAAGCTTACGATTACGAAAATCAGCCATACCCCAAAAGAATACATTTTAACCTTTTGGAGGCAGTACAATAAAACGGCCCCTGGATTATTCCAGAGGCCCTTCTTTTTGCGGGAAATATCCGGCCTCTTCCATAGCTCTTATCAATTCCCCCTGAGAGAATCTAATTTTTATTCTTGATATAAGCTCTGGAGTCTCACAGAGATAATATCTAGGTTTTCCATGAGATTTAAACATAATGTAATAACCTAAAGATGTTCGATAAACCTCAATAAAATAAATCTCACCCTTATGGAATCCGTCATAATACGAATACATATCAGACGAAACATAAGTCATATAATATCCACGGTTCTTCAGCCATTTTTCAATTTTACTTTTGCCATTGTTATTAGACATTTTTATCCTTTCCGCTATTGGATCAATTCCAGGATGCTTTATTTTCTGTAGTCGTATTCATGTAAATTTTCCTGTGTACGGTCTTTTGTCTCTGCTTTGGTGTGTTTGTATGCCGGTCTTAAAAATGCCTCAGAAAGAAGCTTGGGGCGCTTTCTCGTATATGCTTTCATGTTCATACAGGCCCATTCCAGATTGTCCCGGTATTCATCATCTATCATCTTGTCTCCTCCCTAGTCTGCCAGGATCAGGAAGATCACCAGGCAGAATAATAAAGCTAAAATAAAAAATTGATCCATTTAGTCTGCTTCCTTTTTGTCGTTTTCCAGCTCTGTCATGAGATAGTCAAAACAGGCCCGAAATCCCATCCAATAGCCCATGCCAAGCGCTACCATGACAAGCCCTATATCAATCAGTATTCGTGTCATTTGTATTCTCCTTTAACTTGTCGATTTTCTGTTGGATAATCTCACCGCATCTTTCAACAGAATGGTTATACCCTAGCCCCCATTCGCTTAAAATGTTATCTTCACTGTGAGTAAGTGATTGTTCCTCAATCTCCAACTGTAACTCAACAAGAATGGCTTTTAAATCAGCCTTTAAGCGATTTTCATATTCTCTTCTGAAAGTTTCGTGAGCTTGTGCCCAAGTATATAGACTAACTTTTTCTATTATTGATGCCTGTTGTACTGCGGTAGTCCATTCCTTAGTAATATCTTCTCCGTATTTAACATAATTCTTGGCATAGGCATAAGCTGTTGATAGTACCATTGTTGGTTCTTCTGCTAACGAATCCAATAACTTCTGTTTAACACTATCATCAATCATTCTTCCCATCTTCTATCACCTCTTCAATCTCTTGCAAAGTATCATACATACTTGTTCCATCATCAACTGTTCGCTCCATTATTTGAACAATCTTCTGATACTTGCGCATGATATCTATTGCGCTTTCCAATGACTCAATAGTAAAATAAACCTTCACTGTTTCATTTATGCTTGGATTGTTCGCTATGTCCTCAAAAAGTTTCTTTGCTTCATTCAGAAAATCTATATTATCTGCTATTGTCATTCCCATCTTCTATACTCCTATCAGCTTTAACCCAAAATACACGACTATTAGCAATGCCAATCCTCCGAAATCCACAGCCAATACAACCTTTTCATCATCAATAATGATAAGAGGGGCAATGAATATTTGTGCTAATAGCCATATGCCAATGATAGTTTTAAACTCCGTCATTTCCATCTTCTACCTCATAATCTGCAAGCATCATTGATATATCATCCAAAAACTTATTAAACGCTTTGGGCGATAACTCTTCTAATGCTCTATCCATTAACTCTTCAAATTCTGTGTCAAAATCATATAGTGTCTTTCCCATCTTCTACCTCCAAAGCGACACCATTTCCAAGCTCTTTGGCTACTTCCTCTGCTCTCTCCCATGTTTCATACATTCCGTAGTACCATAGCTCGGAATCCACTAATCTAGCCACCATTACCATGTTTTTGTTCGCAGTAATGCTCAAAGGGCAATTTTTAACGAATGCATATGCTTTAGCCATTGTCTACCTCACTCATATAAATGTATTACTGTAGGAAGTTCGTCATTTTTATATTCATCATAAATTTCAGCAAAAACTGTTCCTGCATCAATGAACATATCGCAGTTATAATTACAATTCTTTGCAATCTGTTCACACGTCTTAATAGCTTTTATCAGCAGTTCCTTATCCGCTTGTGATAATGTTACTGTTACGTCATTATTTACATTCGCCATCTTCTGCCTCCCACAATTCTTCTTCTCTTGCATTCCGCTTTAAGCCATTTAATGCAAGCTCTAAAGCCTCATAGAACTTTTGGTGTAATTTCATTTCCTCCTTATCCTTTGCATGAGCCATCTTACTACCATGTGAATCTCTTAATCTTGTGATGTATTCAATAGCCTCTTTATTTTTCATTCCTTATCCCTCCGTTTCTGCCTTAACTCAAAAGTTAATAACTTATGAGTTATTTTCTGCCTTGTACTTATCAAGAATCTGTAGCACATCAATTTTGCTGATATACTGATTGTAGCTAACTCCCATTGTGTCGGTTATCTGCTCAATCTCGGCTCTTATCTTATCTATAACAGGCTCTTGCTCTAGGGCTTTGATTGCATCTGCTACCAATGCTATATCAACATCACTTTTTACTGATTGTGCAATAAATTCTTTCGCTGCTTCTCTTGTCATTCTTCACCTTCCATTCTTAACCCACAGTTAGGGCAATAGTTAGTATTATCTATCTTTAATTCAAAATCACATTCTGAACAGTACGTCACTCCATATACATGAGGTTTTGTAATCCAATGCCCTATCTTTGGCTCCTCATATTTCTTGATGAGTTCATAGTCACCTTCAATATCTCCATGTATATCAACTATCCATTTACTCATTTTATCTCCTTACTATATCCACGCTCTGTGAGCCACTTCTCAGCTTCGGCCTTTTCCTGTTCCGTAGCATTTCCAAGATTGAAAAGCATCTTCCTGAGTGATATTTCAATCACCTCGTCAGATGGCAGTCCATTTCTATAAAATCCTCGCTCTGTCCATTTCTTGTAAAATTCTTTAAACTTGGCAACATCCTGTGTTCTTATCGCCTCGTCACGCTCTTTAATCCATATATCTTTCCATTTCTTAAAATTCATTCCCAACCTCCTGAATCTCTAAAACATTCCTCATAATCCCAACATTCTTCCTCCGGATCATAGTAAAGGCATTTTCCATTGTGGTTCTCGCAATCCCTATAACAATGATCCCTCATAGACTCTTTAATTGCTGCTTTATGCTCTAACCACTTCTCACGCCTTGCGTCTTCTTCGTAATCGCTCATAAATTCTCCAATTTGTCAAGGAAGTGCCACTTCCGAAAAAACTAATTTCTGTCATAGAATTTCCCTACATCCACTTTGTACCAGCCTGGATATCCTCTTGATATCATAGTGGCTATTGATCCAGGCGTTTTCCCAGTCTTCTTTGCCAGTTCCCGTGTAGAATCTGCTACAATCTCCGGAAGCTGGTACTCGTCTGTAGTGCATTTTACATACAGTGTCATTAGTCCCATCCTCCCATCCTGTCGTACTTGTCTTCCAACGATCTGTCTCTTAGTGCCTCTTCTGTAATAAAGTCAATCCATTTAATTTCATCTTCGTGCTTTTCTATCAGATATGCTCCCAGGCAATAGTCCGAACAGAAGTAATTTCCATCATAGCTGGAAGCGTCCTTTTTAACATCCTTGCCACAGTGAGCGCATATCTCTCCATTCCAAACTCTTTCCTCTGGTCCGTATGTCATTTAAACGTATCCTCCACATCCCTTAAATACCGGGCCTGTCTTCTCTTCTCGTTGATCTCGTCTTTCTTTTTGGCGTATCTCTCTCGGCCCTTCTGCCTGTAGTGTTCCTGATTAGCCATATATCTTTCATGCTGTTTCTCAGACTTCTTCTTTTTCTTGTCCAGGATCTTTAATATCAGAGCAGCTTCTTCCCTTGTTAGCTTACAGTCCCCATCCATAAAATAACTGTGCTTCTTTAGCTTCCTGGCAAGGGCATTCTCACGTTCTTTTTGTGTCAACATCCTTATATCCTCTTACTTAGCAGATAGTAAAAATATGCCTTCATTGTGCTAAATGTGTTTCTATGGCAAGGCATACCCTGTGCTATCAGATCGTCAATAGTTACATTCTTTTCAGTGACGTACTTTAATATCCATTCCCACATTTGGCTGTTGGTTATCATTGCAGTTGTCCTGATAAGATCAACTTTTCTTTCAAGCTCTACCCTCTTTAGTGCCAGTTCAGCCGTTGCGTCATAGCCTCCTGAAGACTGTACTTTGTCCTTGTCATAGGTGATCGCTCTGGAAGTGTCCGGCAAGGTCTGAAGCTCTTTAAGCCATATTGGATAGCACCGACAGAACGTAACAACGTTGTCATAAATCTGTGGCGGCAGATAATACTTACTTCGCTGTGATGGTCTTTTGTAGCTCATTCTGTACCCCCTGTTTTCTCCTCCAAGCCTTGTCAACTCTCTCAATGTCATTACTCAGGGCCATTGTTACTTCATTAGCTAGATTTTCTAAGCTCGACCCCTTATATTGATCTGCTATCTCCCAGGTCCCATCTATGTATTCTTGCCATTCCTGGTCTGTAAGTGCCCTTCCAGGCGGAAAGTGCTTCACATAGAAGTCCTGTAGTTCCTTAAACATTCTGCTTACTTCTTCGTGTCTTTCCTGAACTGTCATACATCCTCCTTACGTGAATGGAAGTGCTGTAGGGTCTGCTGTCTCAAACTGTGGTACATACCATCCATATTCTCTATTGGGATTGTCGCCGGCCCCGTAAATCCTCTTTGATTTCTCGTCATAGTCCATTACATAGCCTTCGGCGTTGGTATATCCAAACAATCTATTCTTCCAAACTTTAAGGCGTCTCTGATCCGGTGAAAGCTCATTGTCCTTCTCATACATAAGCGTTATTGACGCCAAGTTTGTAATATCGCTACTTCCAGCAACTTCATCATTTCCGTTTCTGTTTGAGTTGTTTTTTCTCATGTGTGCCACTAAAACCAATACAACATTGAAAGTCCTTGCTATTCTTGCCAGGCGCTTCACAAACGTACTCTGCTGATCGTATTTTGAATCTTCTCCATTGTGTTCAAGCTCTAATGCTGTCATAAGGTTGTCTATTACTATAAAATCAACTCCACACCTTTTAATTGCTTCTTCAATCAGCTTGGTTAAAACAATGGTTTCGTCTTGTTCATCTACAATGTTGTCGTCATAGATAAATAGCTTGTTGTTTATCCAGTTATCTATCAAAGTTATGTTGCTTTCCGATAATGTGTACCCTTCGTACCCATCCTTGGACTGGTATTTATAACAGTGACTTCCTCCAGCTTGTAGTGTAGCTATTGCCTTAAACGCGGTGTCTGTTAACTCTCCTGAGTAGGCAAACACTTTATGTCCCTGATCTACCGCTTCCAACATGATCTGTGACGCAAGTACGCTCTTACCTTCTCCGGCTTTTCCTGTTATCAGTGTTATGCTTCCAAGTGGAAGGCCGCCTTTTAACAGTGCATCAAGTTGTTTTATTCCGGTCTTGATCTTCGGTATGTCATACGGATTTACAACCTCAACTTCACTTAGATTTCTGATGTGCTTTATTGGCTCTGCCTGTGCGTTCTCTACACATATTTTTACTTGTGCAGTTCCGTACTTCTGAAGGATCTCGTTAGCGTCCTTGCAGTCCTTATAATCTTCGTATTTAACGTGCTTAATTAGCTGGTTAAATCTTCTCTTGATCTCGTCAAGCAATGTCATGTGGCCGTTTTCATAATCCCCAAACACGATTATTGTTTTGAAATTCTGAATCCAGTCCCAACAGTACGGGACCCACGTAAAACCATTGCAGCCAGTCGGTACACTTACGGCATTTTCATATCCAGCCTCGGCTACAGATAAGCTATCAATCTGCCCTTCAGTAATAATTAGCGTGTCATTCTGAAGGTTGCACTGTTTCATTCCAAACAGAACCGGCTTACCATCTGCCTCGCACCATTCTTTGTTTTTATCTCTGCCCTTCTTAAAGTCTGTCTTTCGATACTTGATGAATGGAGTCTCGTTCTCGGAAGTCTTAAACGGAAATACAAGGATCTTTTCATTACTTGTTTGAGTAGTTATCTCATACTTCTTTGTGACTTCCTCAGATATACCTCTGCTTTCCAGGTACTTAATAGCTGGGTCCTTTGGTATGATCTTCTCCGGCACCTTAAATGTCTTAAACTCTTTTTTAGGCTGGTAGTATTCGTCTATGTCGGTCCCTAAAGAGAATCCAAAGTCCTGTGCTAATGTGAGCATATTGCCTTGCGCTCCGCAGCTACTACGCAAACACTTAAACTGTCCTGTCTTCAGGTTTATTGCGAAAGTGTATTTATCATTTGTGTTGTTTCCGCAATAAGGGCATTTCTTAAAGTGAAGTTCGTCTCCCTTCTCCCGGACCTGAATACGCTGATCTCTTGCAAAAGCCCATGCGTCCTCTGGTTTAAATTCATAAAAGCTATGCGTCATGGAAACCTTCTTCCCAGGCTTTTTGTCTTGCCTCTTCTTCAGGATCTATAACTACTTTCGGCTGTTCGATTTTTGCTTTCTTTGGTGCTGTTATGCCCCATCTTCGAAGTGTTAAGTTGTAGTCCTTATATCTCTTTCCTGTTTCCTGGCAATATTCGTCAACTTTTTTAATTCCAGCAAGAACGTCCGACTCTTCATAGTCGTTGACAAGTCTGTTATATTCTTCATCAGTTAAAAGCACATGATGATACTCCCCGTACTTTTTCTTGGAGAGTTTGATATTATTATCTATACTATCCTTACCTAACCTATCCTTACCTAACCTATCCTCGGTATCTCGTTTGCCTGTCAGTTGGTTGACAACTTGGCAGTCAATTGGTTGACAAGTGGTGTACGACCCGTTTTCCTTTACATTCAGCATTGATAACTCTTCGGTGTACTTGGTATCATGTTTCCTGTCTGCTCGGATATAGTTATGTATTCTCCAATGCTTTATAACTACTATTCCAGTGTCGAAAGTGATTAAAAAGCTCTTGGCAATCAAAAGTTTTAAATCATCTTCAGAGGCCCCGATCATACGTTGTATCTTTTTGGGATTGTTCACGAAACCATCATCATCTGCTCTCATGGATAGATGGAAGTACAATGCTTGTGTTGACAATGGCATTTCCAAAAATGCGTCACTGTCTATGATTGTTTTTGAAAACATCCTTCTTTCAGCCATTTCCCTATCTCCCCATCAGTCACTCTTTTACAAAAGGTAATGTATTAACATCCCACTCTTTGTATAATGTCATCCAGTCGTCTAACCTCATGCAAACTAATGTCTCGCACTTGTTTTTTCTGAAAAAGACTGCCGGCATATCTCCCTTCTTGGCACTGTCATGTATAGCTTGCGCCATCCAGTCATAGATCCTGAACTGTTCACAATGCTTGCACTCGATATGTACGCCGGGAAGTCCCATTACGTCTGAAGCATCCCCTGTGTTTCCGCAATACTGGGATGTTCTTCTACAGTTATAACCATAGTCACTTAAAGCGGCTGCAACTTCTCTTTCGTAACGCTTTCCTTTTTCTCTGCTCATCTTCCCCATAAAATGCCTCCTTCCTGTCGCTACTCCCTGATATAGAGCAGCGACTATTTAGTCTTCCACAAAGTCTGATATTCTGTGATAAATTCCTTACCTTGTGGAGAAGTTACAGATATGACTTTCCATATCTTTTTATGAAGTCTTCTACAGACTTGTTGTAGTAATCCATCCAAGCCTGTTGAGCTTCCTTTTGTAATTGAATGTCATACAGCCCCTTGTCATGTAGGGCTGTATGATGTGTTCTGCAAAGGTACACTGTCAGACCGTCTTCATCAGCAAGCTTCCTTCTGGAAGTGCCGTGAAGCATATGGTGAAGATCCGTACCATATACTGTCATGCCTAACATTTTGCATAACCAACAGTTATGATCGTTTTGTATTATGCTTTTCATACGCCTTGCCCCATTGCTCCAACATTTTGTCTTTTTCCGTTACCGTGATCGTTTCTATTCCCAGTTCTTTTGCCTCTGAGATTACCCCATCTATAAGTCTTGCCATTTCAACACTGTTATAAGTGTGGCTGCCCCTCATAACGATATAGACTCTGTTTAAGTCTCCGTTATCCAGGACCTGTGTTTTAGAAGTGGCTTTAAGGTGTACGCCTTCCAGCTTGTTTACTTCTATGTTGTCCGGCAAAATGAAGTACACGATCTTATCGTCTATAAACTCTGGATATCCGTATCGAGATAGCATTTGATTGTGTACCTCATTTAGCGATATACGTAGCTTTTCAGCGACTTTTGTACACAGGGCATAGAAATAGTTGTTTGCTGTCAGAGAACGTGGTTTTACGTCCTTGTGTGGCGATAAATCATATATCTGATTTTTGTTTTCCGCCGCCATCAGAAAAGCTATAATGTCTAACGGCTTGCCTGTGATCTTATCCATTCTTATTTCCCAGTGAGTTCAACTTCTGTAGTGCTGTTACGTACTCTTCTCCGGTTAACTGTGAAAGTGGCTTAGTAAATATTTCTTCCACCTTGTAGCCCTTCTTCTCACAAACATTCTTTAGGGTCTGCTGATCCTTTGCAGATATGGTTGCTTTATTGTCCTTCTCAACCTTCTTGTCAAAAGTTCGCTCTTCCTTGGTTTTCTGCTGGTTCCTGAACTCGTCTGTGTCGGCGTCTTTGGTATCATCAATCAGAAATAGTCCGTTAAGAGCATATTTTCTTGCGTAAGATGATGTGGCTCCTGTTACCTGAGAATCATCCATGCCCTTCTTTTCGGCGCTCTCCCTTGCGTATGCGGTATTTTCAATAATTCCATCTGTCTCTACGTCCTGGAAGGTAGCTGTTGCCTTGATGTAGTACCTATCTCCAATCAACTCTAAAGAGTCCGAGATAACCAATGTTGCGTTGTATTTTTTTAGAAGAGGCTTAACGCTCTCCAAGATATCCTCACAACTTCTGTACTTATACTTTCCAAAAGAATTTGTCTGTCCTTTAGGCGCTTTTAACTCGGCCTGTACTGCTAATAATTTCTCTCTAACTGCCATTAGATAACCTCCAATTCCTTATTTGATGTTGATGTGTCTGCCTCTAGGCTCAAGGTGAGCAAAATCAAGCTCCTGTCCTTCCTTGAGTGCCTTGCGGATCAGATCATTGTCAGGCTGAACAATTACTTTGGTGAAACTGTCAGGAACATCACCATCAATCTTGAGTGGCTGAACACCACCATTGTTAGCAATCTTCAAGGTGTATTCACCAGCTGTGAGTGTGTCAATTCCGGCTGCATCCATAGCATTCAAAAGAGCCTCTTTCATGCGCTTAACATTGTTCTCTCTAGTAGCCTTTTTAGCCTTAAATGCCTCAATAACCTTGTCGCACTCATCAACCTCCATTGTCAGCTGTTTGATTACATGAACATATCCAGCCGATTTTGCCTCTAGCTCACCATTGAGACCTTCCAATGTATCAAGGAAAGCTTGCTGATCTTCCTCACTTGTTGCCAGCTCATAGAGAGTATGAAACTCTCCTGTCAATTCGTATAAACTAGCCATCACATTACCTCCAATTCTCTCTTGCTGAGTGGCTCAACGATTGCTCCATCTGCCACCATCAGTACATCGTTTACGTCTGATAAAAGCAGTGTGTCGAATCCCTGGGCTAATCTGCATTTCATTTTGAATGTCAGCAGCTCAATAGCTGCCCTGTCCTTAATTGATTGTGATTCTGTTGCGTTATACATTGATTTTCCCTCCTTCGTTTGGTAAAATTGAGGGTGAGAAGAGCGAAAACACGATCACTCACCTCAACCTTTGACCTTGTTGCAGCAAGGTCTTTTTTATTTCTTCAATGTATAGAATTGATGATCTCTATACACAAAAGCCCTACTAAAGTATTTATCCAGCACATTACTTGTGGTCTTTTCAAAACCTACGATTTCCGGCGCTACATCACCTTTTTCAATTCTTGCAAGGGCCTCATGGCATTCAGGACTTATCTCTGTCTTTCCTATGCCTTTTACATAAAATTTTGATTTCTCATAGATCACTTCTCTGATCGTGTCTGGGAAACCAGGCGTATTTACCCTGTTAAGCACCACCGACATAACAAGCCACATTCCGTCAGACCCTTGGTTGCCGGCTTCTGCTTGTGCAATTCCCATAAGTAACTGTGCATCTTCATAAGTAAACTCGTTGCAATCAACTTCATGAGTCCTGGCGAACAGCTCACCATCTTCTGTATTCACTTCTTCCGTTTGTGGAATAGGCTCGAATGTCGGCCCTTTGACTTCTTCATAGGCCATTGCCTTGATCGCATATATCCAAAGCAATATGCCTATGAGCAATAGACAAAAATATAAAAGAATATCTCCCCTCTTACGTTGCACTTTTTTCATCCTCACATCCCTTAAATATTTTGAATAAATTCTGCAAGCTCTTCAGGCGTCCATCCCAGATGCTTCACCATTGCTTTAAGCTCATATCCGGTAAATGTTCCAGGATGCTTCCGTTTGATAGACAAGCTCTGTCTTGATATGCCGATACGTTTAGCCAAGTCGGTATCAGTCTTTATTGAGTTTTTGGCTTTGCCTACGTCAATCAATACATCAGTACCCATGACTGGTCTTCCTTTCGCTTAACAATAACGATTAACGTGTTAAACTTTTAGGGCAAAAAAAGAGTCCTGATAGACACGCCCAAAGCTTTTGCCAGCTTTTCAAGTGTTCCTGTTGTTGTTTCAACGTCTTCAGAACTTTCAAGCCTACTTATAGTAGGTCTGCTCACGCCAGAAAGCTCGGCTAATTCGTCCTGTGACAGCCTTCTCTTCTCGCGTAACTCTTTAATTTTGTATTCCATTTTTTCATCTCCCAAAACTTTTTTCGTGTTGTTTTACTGTTAAGTCTAACAATAAACTTCTTGTTAAACTTTGTCAATAGATTTTTCAATTATTGTTGTATTTATATTGCGTGCGCTGTAAAATATGTTTATCAGTATTGGAGGGTGTAAGTTATGACTTTGGGTGATGTTATCAAGGAATTTAGAGAGTTAAACAAGTTAAGCCAAGAAGAATTTGGTAAAATGTGCGGACTATCAAAGTCTTACTTGTCCATGTTGGAAAACGACAAAGATCCTAGAGGCAATTCAATAAAGCCTAGCATAGAGACTTTTGATAAGGTTGCTTCAGCTATAGGTGTTGATTTAGATACTCTTATCAGTAAAGTAGACTCAGATATTATCGTCAATCTAAGAAGACCCAAAAGTGATGATAGTTTTGATAACACCGACCTGGATGAAGAGCAATGGAAATTTGTACGGTTCTGCTATACCCATGCTTCACAAGAAGACAGAAACAGAGTCTTAACTATTTTGAAGGTAAGAGAAGAATGGAGTAAATATCAAGAAGTCCAGAGTTTTTTGAAAGGATATTAAAAGCTATGGAAAATAAATCTTGGGGGGTTAGCGACTATATCGTTCTTGGTTTGGTTGTAGTCTTTATATTTAGTTTCTGTTATAGCTGCAATAGGTCTTCTGAAAAAGCTCAACAGGCAGAAATAGAAGCTGCCTACACAGAAGGCTATGAAGCCGGATATCATGACGGTGAAAACGGCAATCCTTATCATAATGTGAGGTAATTATGGCAACACCTAAAAAACTTCCCTCTGGAAATTGGAATGTAACTGTATATTCGCATACTGAAAACGGCAAGCGGAAATATGTTTCCTTCACTGCGCCCAGTAAGACAGAAGCCAATAGACTCGCTGCCGAGTTCCAGGACAACAAGGCCAACGAACACAATCCTCAGAACCTTACAGTAGAAAAGGCTGTTGAACATTATATTTCCAACAAGTCTAACGTATTGTCACCACAGACTTTGAAGGACTACAAGAACCATGCCAAGCAGTTCGGATCTATAATGAATGTCCGCATAGGTTCTCTCAACTCTTCCATCATCCAGGAGTGGATAAATGGTATTGCAGCAAGCAGAAGTCCTAAAACAGTAAGAAATTATTACTCTCTTCTGCTATCTTCCGTCCGGCTATATAGTGACAGAACATTTAAGGTGACTCTTCCACAGAAAAGAGTAATTGAAAGGAATATCCCAACAGACCAGGACATTAAGAACCTTATCGAAAACGCAAATCCTACCCTCAAATTGGCGATAATTTTAGGTTCGCATGGGTTAAGACGAGGTGAGATTTGTGCGCTCAAATATGGCGATATATTGCGTAATTTTAATGCCATCTATATTCATAGTGATATGGTACTTGGAGAGAATGGATGGGTGTATAAAGAAATTCCTAAGACAAGTTCTTCCACCAGGAGAGTGATACTTCCAAAAGAAGTTATAGATATGCTTGGAGAAGGTGATGAAGACGAGTTTATCTTAAAAGTAAAGCCCAGCACCATCACCACAGACTTTGTAAATCTTAGAAATAGGCTGGGGCTTAAATGTCGTTTCCATGATACAAGGCATTATTCAGTATCAATCATGCACGCCATTGGTCTGCCGGACGCATTTATCATGGAACATAATGGCTATAGTTCTGACAGTGTTATGAAATCAGTCTATAGACATAACCTATCGGACAAGTCAGCTCACTTTTCTTCCATTGCCAACGACTACTTTTCCAAGAACATTATGGGAGATCCAAAAGAGAAAACAAACTGATTTCATTTTGCATTTCATTTTGCATTTGTGTCAGATATGCAAAACAAAAGTTAAAATCAATCAATGTCTGTCAAATATAATTAACGCTTTAAGCCTAGTCTCCATCTGTGTTTAAGTCAAAAACATGATAAATACTGAAGATTAAATTTGTACCCAGAATCAGGTTCGAGTCCAGTCGGGTGCATTCTCTCAACCCAGCATGAATGCGCGCTTCACAAAATCTGTTTTGCATTCCGTTTTGCGCGCCCCATAAAATCCAGTATTCATGCGCGTTTCACGAATTGTTTCACATCAAAAAAAGAGGTAAGGATTTCTCCCTACCTCTTCTTTCATTACTTCTTTTTCTTTTTCCACTTTCCGTTTTCAAGTGAAGGTATACTCTTCCAGGTGCTATTGCCGTAAGCACTCCATATCTTATTAGCCTCACTCTCAGAAGTGATCTTCTGACTATTTAGATATGATATGATTTCATCCTGTTTTATACCCTGATTTCCGTCTGCATCTATCTTTTTGTAGGTAGTAGCAAACTTCTCTGTGGTAAGTCCTGGAATTATATCTTGTGCTTTTTCATAAGTTTTAGCTGGTGAAATGCTTGTAAGACCATAAGAAGACAAATCGCTTTTTGTCTCTTCCACTTTGACTTTTTCTGCCTTCTCTTCCTTGGCCTGTTCAGCAAGCTTTTCAGCCTGTGCCATATCGCCATTCTTAACGGCCTCTGTTACAGCCTTGCCAGCATTGCTACTTGTAGTTACTCCGGAATCACCTAAAAGATCCTTTGCGGTATCTTTTGCTGTCTCACCCTTATAATAATCCAGCAAGCCAGGTATACCACCATCCTTATAAGCATTGTAAGCCTTTGAATCCTTGGTGTAGTTAGGATCAATAGCTGCATTACCTACGTGTTCAGCAATGGTGTTTATTCCCTTAACAATCTCTTCCTTCTGAGTACCTTCAAGGCCATTAAACCACTCGTCATTAGCAAGTGCTTCTCTGATCTCATAGTTGGCCTGTCCGTATGCTTTGGAAGCTGTTGTATAGTCTTCAGGTGATACACGATTACCTTCAGCGTCCTTAAACTTTGACTGCCACTTAGGAAGCGTATTGGCTACATTACCAACTTCGTATGCTTCTCTGCTTATCCTATCGGCGTCTGTCTCATTGATGTTTGTTAAATAGCCGGGACTAAACATCTGATAGCCAAGTCTTGCAAGCGGATTATTAAACGGACCATTCTGCTGCTCTCTTCCGTAGGTATCAATATAAGGCTGATTGAGCATTGAAACGCCAGGGATTTTGTTCATCTGCTTTTTGACCTGACGATCAAGAACTCCGGCTACACCTTCCTGATCGGTGTACGTTGACCTTCTTGTAGGGTCTATAGTCCTTGCTATCTGTCCGCCAAGAGTAGGAATGCCCTGTGTAGCATATCCAGTTGCCGTGTTATAAGCAAGAAGCGGCAGAATGTTCATAGCTTCATTGTTTTGAGCATAAGTAGCTGCTGTTTCAAGGGTATCTCTAACGCCCTGAAGCATTGAAGTTTCAATCAAAGGATCAGCAATTCTATTGGCGGCCTCAACATAACCATCAATGTTATTGTAAAAATCCTCGTCTCCCTTGCCTGTAGAATCCCACAATTTAGCTATCTCAGCACCTACCATAAGTGGCATTACTGTTGGCGCGGCCCAATCAATAGTATAAGACTTACCATTGATTTCTATAGCGTAATTCTGGTGGCCTTCTAATTCATCCTGGTATTTTGTATCAGGGTCGCTTGAATGGAGTATACCCTTGTTATACAGATAGAATCCTAAACCAGTAAGCCCGGTTCCTGTAAGAGTCTTGGACCAGCTATCAATAACATCTGAGGCAAGTGTCCTAGCCACTTCCTTGCCAGCACTGTTCTTATATACATCAGCAAGGTTACCTTTTCTTGCTCCGGTGTTCTCATAAATAAGCTTTCCGGTCTTCTTGATACTATCAATAGCTCCTAAAGGCGAATAATCAATACCACTCTTTAAGACATTTGCCGGAGTCTTTTTAAATGGCACCATACCTTCAAGAAGTACATGACCTATTCCAGTTCCTTCTTCTTTGGAAGTCTTAGACCACTTAGATAACACATCAGCAATCTTATTGTCTTCATGGAAGGTTGCATACTCGGCCTGTTTTAAAGCATAATCCCTTGCTTTTTCAAGCTCTTGTACCTGATTTGAAAGTGTAGCAACTCTAGCCCGTTCAGCATCAGATAAAAGTCTTGTCTCGCCAAGGTTCTTAAGGTTTCTTAGCTCATCTTCCGCCTTGAAGATATCCGTACTCATTCCATTGGCCTTCATATATCCAGCAAGGGAAGTTGAGTATTTCTTCTTAACTGCGGAATAATCACTAATACCGGCGTCAGTTACTTTCTCATAGAGCTGTGCAAGCTTAGAATTGAATACACTCTTAGACCTTCTCAGTGTATCTTTGCTCATTTTTTCATACTTAGATCCTATGATCTGTCTATAACGGCTTGCGTCTGCGTCTTCTGCACACGCTTTAATCAGTCCGCTATCAGTCTTCGGATTAAGTACGGCCTTAGTTCTTTGTATGCCTTCACCACCAAGCGCTCTAGCTGCCTTGTCGATTCCGGCTTCCGCTATCGCTGCAACATTGTTAGATATACCGGTAACAACATTGAATGTCTGGTTGCCGATATAGTTTCTGAGCATGGTCTTAGGATTGCCAAGCATAGCAATGTAACGCCAAGCCTCAAACTTCTCTTTCAGTGTTGCATTTGGAAGTATCTCGTTAGCCAAAAGTCTGTATGCTTCTGCCTGTCCTTCAACAAACTGCTTGCTGTTAGGATCGTAATTGGATATCTGCTTGAAGATATTGTTTACTTCCTGAAGCGTCTCATCAGAAATACCAAAACTTCCTGTTGCAAGCTTCATATCGAGGGCATTGGCAAGCTCTTCTTTTGAAGCTCCCTCATGGATAAGATTAGCCAGGTAATCCATATCATCTTCAGTAAATTGTCCGTTAAAGTCTGCGGATTCTTTACCAAGTGTATTCCTAACCTCTTCTGCTATCTGTTTAAGAGAAGGTGCTTCACTCTCAGCTCTTATCGTCTCAGTAACAAGTGAATTAAGGGCATTCTGAAGCTTCCTATTAGTAGGCTGTGGCATTTCAATGCTTTCATCAATCGTATACCAATTACCAGTCTTTAGCTTATGCTCAATCTCACTTGTAATCTGCCAAACAGGAATAGACTTATCTTCTGCCATCTGCGTTAAGAACTCGATATCATTGTCATTAAAATACTTCTCAACGCTTCCGACTTCCCTATTAAGCTCTGCGATTACGCCGTTCTTTATCTGATCGTGGGTAAGCTCCGGTCTAATCTTGGCATCAGGCTTATGTCCCATATCAGCCAGGGCTTTTGCAATACGACTATTGCCTTCTCTAGCCTTCTTATTTTTGGATCTCCAAGGCTTTAAAACAAAGTCCTCTTGTGCGTTACTTGCATCCCGTAAGGCTCCGGAAATAGAGTTCTTGTTGTATTCAGCAAAGGCTTGTACTGTTCTACCGCCTTCTCTTCCTTCATACGCAAGCCTTTCAGCAAGTCTTCTGGCTGTGCCAACTTCTCCATTATCCATGAGTTCTTGTATAGTCTCCATGGAAGCTTTAACGTCAGCAGCGTCAAAAGTATCACGGTCTTTATCAAGAAGATCACGCGCAACATTATCACTGTCTCTATATCTCTCAGCCTTTATTTCGTGCGTATCTGCTGTACTCTGTACCCTATATGCAAAGTCTTTCTCTGGAAGGTTGTCTCCCCATCCCTGGTTTTCAAAGGTGTTTGTTCTTGCCTTAGATATCTTCCAATCATTCTTAGGACTACCATCAGCAAAAGTCTGAAGCGGATTGGCTCCTGGAACATTGTTAGCACCACGATAAATATTAGCGCTGTCCGGCTGTGCATCCCTTACAAATCTGTTAGGGTTGTTTACGTCCCTATCTACCCACTCGTTAACCATATCATTAACTAGGTTTTCATCTACGGGATTCTCCGCTGCCGGATTCCTTGTGTAGTAGGGCCTTGTAATTCTATCGCCAAAGTCCTTACTTGAAACTGCGTCATAGTAAGAAGGATCAAGCTCTTTCATGGCTCTTTCATAGCGCTTCCTTGCAGCTTCTACGGCCTTCTTAGCTGTGTTTACTTCTTCTACATCAGCACTGTTGTATGCAGCCTTCTCGTATCTGTAGATAGCTCCATCAATATCTTCAAAGGCTTTTATTGCTTTTTCTTTCAGAACATCACCGGCGATGTAATCTGCCTGTGCTTTCTCAGCGGCCTTACGTGTGGTAAAGCTCTTGATTGTCCTGTTGGTATCAAGATCAACAATTTCATACTGCATCTTGCCATTCTTGCCAGGAACTTCATTTATCGTTGCATTTGGAATAGAAAAGTCCTTGCTTTCAAGCGACTGTCTAATAGCTTCTCTGTTTCCGTAATAGCTATCACCAAGATTTTCAAAGTCATACGCAAGCTGTGACTCCATATCATCAGTAAGAAGTTTAGGCAATCCAACATTGTTAACAGAATTTTTATTGACTTCTGAGATAGCATCTGTTATGTTCTGATTAGGAGATATTGGGTCGCGTAGCTCGACGTTTTTGAAGTCAACGCCAAGCGGTTCATTATCTCCTTTAATAAACGAAATTTGTGCGCCTCTTTCGCTAAGATAGTTGTCTAATCTGCTTCTAATATGGGCGGACTTTACTTTGCTCGATCCAAGTATATCGTCTACATCTTTTATTAATCCATCATCCCCTATCGTAATAGGAACTAAGATAGGATTACCCTTTTTATCGCCTAAGTTTATTACTACCCCTAAACTATCTCCTTTATCTGATTTGAAAATAACAGCTGGATCCTCAAAGGCTTCGATAAATCTTTCAACTCCTTCACGTCCGAGGCCGTGTCCTCCTGGATAATACCCTTCCGGAAGTGTAATCTTATCAAAGATTTTTTGGGTCATTTTTATTGTTTTACCTTTTAACCCATGCTCCTTAAGTATTTCAGGTGTGCTTCCTAGATCAAATAAACTTGATTCTGGCATTCCCCCTCTTGCATAATTATCAATCTGATTCATAAAAGCAGCATTTTCAGCTGCTATGATTTCAGGGGTTTTCTTTACAGCATTTGAAGTTCTTTTGATATTAGGATATTTTTCAAGGATTTCAGTTATTTTGCCTCTTTTATCCAGTTCTTTTACTGCATCATTGGGAGCGACTTCTGCGAATTTACGTATACCACTAACTCCATTATCAACTTGTCTATGCGCAACAGAAATATCATCAGTCATAGTATTAGCTATTTCATTCAATGATTGTTTCCTGTTTGACATCTGATTTGCAATACTATCAATATTCTGCGCCGCTTCCTCTGCCTGTCTTGTAGCATTTCTTACTACATTATCTACATCTTCAAGTTGTGGGACAGGAACAGATTTGTTATTGAATTTCTTTACAAGCCCCGGTACTTCACTTACTGCTCCAAAGAAAGCATTACCAGCAGCATTGTACAAGCCTTCTTTTACAAGTATGTCCTTTATCTCTTCATCTGACATACCAAGCGCTTTAAGCTCGTTATATCTAGGGATAGTATCAAGTGCTACATCCTGAAGATTCTGCCCCAACTGATTACCCACAATAGAAGCTGCCTTGCCAGCTCCGGCCCCTATAACACTACCCACTTTATCAAACAATGGATTGGTTACTGCGTACAATGCGGCCTGTGTAGCAAACTTACCAGCACCATAAGCAAGAGGATTTTCTTCTTCAGACTGTCTCTGTGAGTCGTGCATCCACTGTATGTTGTCTTCTACCTGTTCCCTTTTAGCGTTCCAATAATCATTTACTTTTTCAAGATTCTCGTGATCGTCATGGTGTCCAGTAAGATCATCAAGTGCTATCGCTCCGGCCTGTCCTAAAGACTCTCCGGCATCTACAATGCCATTAGCAATAAGCTCACTTGCAAGAAATGGGATCTTGGAAACTCCCCATCCAAAGGCAGCTAATTTCTTTCTGCCCTCTTCTGGGTTACTCTTGTTTACCTGGTATTCGTCAAAATTAGCTATCTGCTCTTCTAACGCTTTCTGTTCATCAGTGAGTTGCGGGGTATTATCTACTACATACCTATCAGCGTTAAGAATCTGCCTTTCAAGGTCCTCATTCTGCTGTTCTCTCTGCTGCTCACCAGCCTTATTCATTTCTTCCTGGATAGCTGATAAATCAAGCTGTTTAATGCCGGTATTAAGACCATTGTCATAAATCGGCTTGTTTCCTTCAGCTTTCATCTGTTCTTCTTGCTGCTGTCTCTGGTAGTCTTCTCTTCTCTTCTTGCCAAGGGCAATATCCCTCTTGGCCTGTCTGTACTGAAGATTATCTGCTGTCCTAAAATCAGCCAGTGATGGTATGACTTCCTGTTTGGGCTGTTCCTTAACAGTCTGTACGGGGGCAGTCTGCACCGGCTGTACTGGCTGTGCATTTTCCTTTTGCCAAGCGTCAAAACTAGCCTGAAGCTGTGCTATGTCGTTCTGCTCCTTCTGCCAAGCATTGAAACTTGCCTGTAACTGTTCGGCCTGTTTCTGCTGCATGACTTGTTGAACTTGCTTATTAGCTATCTGCTGTATCATTTGCTGTTTCCAAGATTGTTTAGCCATGTATAAGCCTCCCAAAAAATAAAAGGGGACTCGTTAAAGCCCCCTTTAGTAAGTAAAGTCGGTAATCATCTTCCGCCAAGCTGTGCCAAGATATCCTGTACTGTCTGTGCCGGAATACCCTGTGCGATCATGTAGTTTGCTACGTTAGCTCTGTTGTTGTTTCCGCTAAGTAACTGCTGTGCCATCCACATTGCGTAGTTGTTTCCGTTATTTACGCTCTCAGCCTGTCTAGCATTTCCAGCGATATAATCATTTGTAGCTCTTGAATTGTCGTAAGTGTAATTTGCCTGGTTAGCAAGTGCAGCCTGAAGTGCTGACATATAAGATCCGTCAATGTTCATTGTCGCATTCATAGCCGCTGCTTCTGCATTGTTAAGTGCATTCTCAGCTTGCATCTCTAACTGCATCTTCTGAAGATCAAGATTAGCCTTTGCACTGTTATAGCTTTCAAGCGCATTTGCAAGGTTATCTCCGTAAGAACTATCCAGGTTAGCAATGTTAGTGTTAAGAGTCTCATTGATTCCGCTTCTTGATTTTCCGTAGTTGTTTTCAAGTGAAGACATTGTGGACTCTGTAGCACCGCCGTTGTAACCCATAGCTGAAAGTCTTTGGTTAAGATTCTTTCTTGTCATCATATTGTTGATATAAGCCTGTCTAAGTGAGTTTTCTGCGTCAGAATTAACCTCACCCATTGACTTATCCCTTGCAGCATTCAAACGATCAACTGTGCTGTCATAATTTGATCTAAGACTTCCTGAAGCTGAATTGTAAGCCTCGCCAATACGCTGCATATTACGATCATAAGCTGCTTGTGCCCTTGCAAGCTGCTCTGCTCTAAGCTGTGCCATGTATGCTTCCATATCAAAAAAGGGCATTCCCATTTCTTCAGGTTCATCATCAATTCTGCCTATTCCAGTGTTGATTCCTGTTGCAGAAGATGATCCAGCACCAGCCCCCCCGCTTATTCTCTTTCTGCCTCCGATTGCTCCGGCTGTAAGGCCAATGGTATTTATAGCACCAGCGTTTCTAATAGCTGCATTTCTGCTGTTTCCACCATCATCTGTCATTAAATTTCTGTTAGTTGTCAATGCCATGACTCATTTCCTCCTTATAAATCCATAAGTTTAAGTACAGATTTCCAATAATCACCGGCTTTATTCTTGATAGTCGGTAATATCTCTTTAGCTATCTTGTCTAGGTCGTTTATCTTCTTCCTTACCTCTGAGTAGGTATATCCCTCATTAGTAAGTGCCGTCTCTCTTGCCTTGCCATTTCCGTACTCTCCGGCAATGATACGCTCAATAAGATCCGGCGTAACCTTCTTTCCAACGTCCACATCATAGGCCGTAAGCTCATGCCTTAGTACCACGTTCATGCAAGTGTTTACGTAACTGCTTGATGTGGCGTAGCCGTCCTGTTTTATAAACCTCAGATAGTCTTCTGCTGTGGTAGCTTCCTTCAGGTTTGCATACCTCTTAGTTGATATGAAGTCGTAGTAGCCTTTGACTCCTGAGATCATATCCGGGAATACTCTGAAGTTGTCACGTATACTGACAAGTTGGCTGTTGTATTCCTCTTTAGTGGACATATTTACGGAAGGACCTTTCCAAGCACTCCCACATTTCAAGCCAAAGTAATTGTGATACTTCAGACTGAGAAGGCTGGTATTATATCCTGACTCGATACACGCCTGACTTATCACCGCACTACAGACTTTATATCCTCTAGCCTTCGCTTCTGCCTGAATAAGAGGGCCTATCGTCTCTATAAACTGTCTCTGTTCGGCGCTACTTGCCATCACTTAGCCTCCAATTTAAGCTGATATACACAAGCCTCAATAAGCTGATCTAACTGATCCTTTGATATCTCAATACCGTGTAACATCATCCACTCGCTAACAAAGTTGATTACTGCGTCCTTCTTAATAGCGCCCTGTCCGCTTCCTTTGATGGTCTGCTCTGCTGCTCTGACTGCGACTTCCACGATTTCTAATAGTCTTTGGTATTTAGCGTCATGCAGCTTTTCTTTTAGCAAGGGGATTACATAAGCCGATATCAAGGCTGTTGCCACTGTTACTACAATCTTTAAAATATTAAAAGTAATGTCGTTCATGTTTTGTCCTCCTTGTTCAATTTGTCTCTGAATATTTCAATAGCTCCGGTAATAAGAAGCTCTACCGCCCCGCCGCCAAGCCCGTATTGGACAAGTGTGTCCGGTACAGAATCCTTTACCCAAAATGTCACCCAGGCAATTACCACAAAAACAATCCAATAAAAAAGGACCGCTTTCACGATCCTGTCTATCTTCTTCTTTTTGGGTTTATCCTGTTCAAGTCCATTCCGTTTAATTAACTTCTGTTGAATGCGTGTCAGATCGTCCATAGCTATTATTCCTCGCTAAATACTTCCTGAGAGTTGATTTTGCGGTTTCTAAATCCTCTATGTCCTTATATCCTGTTGTTGAGCAATAAGCCATTTCAAAGTCTATAAATGCAAGCATACAGTTAATGAAAACCTCATTTAAGGCGGCCTGTTTCCTGAAGGTATCATTGCCCTGGTATAGTGACGATTCAACCTTATCTAATCTCTTTTCGTGTTCGTCTACCTTGTTGGAGAGGGCTACAAAAGGCGTTTCGCTCTTAGTCTTTAGGGCCGTTATCTTGTCTATGATATTCAGGACTGTTAGGATAGCCCCGAGAAGACCAATAATAAATGCTACTATCTGACCCGTTGTAAATACCATTTTTCTCCTCCCAATAAAAAGAGCTACCACCTATAAAAGTGGTAACTCCTATTTTTTACTTATACTGTTCCTGTTTCGCCTTTATCTTAGCGGCCCATTTTATCTGTCGGTCATGTAAGTAGTCATACAAAATCTGCATAGCTTCCGGGACTTCACTTTCCCTCTTGTAGTCGTTTATGATCTTGACTACGCTATCATGCAACATCGTGACATGCTTCATTTCCTCTAATGATAACTGATAGTAGGTATTCGCAAGTTGCGGATATTCCTCTCTTACCTTGAAGGCACACTTGATATATTTTTCGGCGTCGTGCAACTCTTCATCAATCTTCTCAGATATACGTCTTATGATTTCCATAGGCTACCTCATGTTGTAGCTGCTGGGGCATTTGCAACCCACTTACCCATCTGAGCAAGAAGGTACTGACTCTGCGCAGAATTAACCGCAACATTATGTGCCTGGTTGAGCTGATTGGTAAGGTCGGCGATCTGATTGTCCTTGATAAGAGTCTTGATTGAGCAGCAACATGACTCCATCTGATAACCAAGCTGATCTAATTTGGATCCCAGTACGTTTGTCTGATTCATGATCTGCTGTCCTATGCTGTTAAATCCCTGGATAGCATTAATCATGTTCGTGCTGTTCTGGTTAGTGAGATACATGCTCTGATTATCAATAAGCCTTGCTGTCTCGTAGTTGTTGTTTGCGGAACTAAGAAGCACGTCTCTGATTCCTTCCTGTGTAGCCTGGTTATTCACAGCCTCGTTAACGTCCTGGACTGTTGCAAAGTTT